CAGGACGTCCAAGATATTAGCTTAATTTTTACGAATTTTACTAAGCCTTTCACGTTACCGGCAACGGATGAGAATAATCGCCTATTCAAACACTATTATAATTACGATATTGACGGAGGTTTTGACGCTAGAATTAAAATTGACGCTTACATTGAGATTGACTCCAACCGATTTAACAGCGGAAAGGTAAAACTTGAGGGCGTTGAAATGAAAAACAACCAGCCTTTCGCTTATAGAATTACTTATTATGGCGATACGGTTAACTTAAAAGACGTTATCGGAGAGGATAAATTGAACGCTTTGCCTTTGTCTAGCTATAATTTGACGTATAATAACACAAATGTTAAGGCAAAATTTCAAATTGATCCGACTACAACCGATGTAATTGCGCCATTTATCTCACATACTAATAGATATTATTTTGATAGTAGCTCAGGACATAGCGAAAACAATACAAATTTATATTATCAAAGTGGAGGCACACACGAACACGGGCTTTTATGGTCGGATTTAAAATATGCTATTCGTTTGGATGCTATTATCCAGGCTATCGGAACGCAATACGGATTGACTTTTAGTAACGATTTTTTTAATAGTTCAAATTTAGACTATTATAATTTATTTATGTGGTTACATAGAAGTAAAGGAGGAGTTCAAGGAGCTGAGGGTGGAATTTTACCTCCCGAGTTAATAAATTCGTGGAATGTAATTAACGGAAATCACGGAGCTTTTACTACTTCTAGCAATTTATTTGTAAGTAGCGATTACGACGGTGCATCAAATAGTATTGCGATAACAACAGCGTCAACAACTGACTATCGAATAAGTATTTTTAGAAATGGAAATTTAGTTTTTCAAAGCAATACATTAAACGGATCTCAAACCTTAAATATAACTTCAGTTTATTTTGATAATAATAATAATTTTACATTTTTTATTCAAAGTCAAAATTTAATAACTATTGACGATATTACTCTATCACTAGGATATTTTGATTATACAGATCCGGCAATTCCGTTAACATTTGATTATTTTAATGCTTCATTATTCAACACAAATGCCACATTTATTTTTGATATTGCTCAGCAAATACCGGAGATAAAAGTTATCGATTTTTTAAGCGGTATTTTTAAAATGTTTAATTTGACGGCTTATGTAGATAATGGAATTACAGTTATCAAAACTTTAAACGATTTTTATAATAGCTCCGACGTTTACGATGTTACTCAATATATAAAAGTCGATAGCAATAGCGTTAACGTTGCCTTACCATTTAAACAAATTGAGTTTGGGTACGAAGACACAAAAACATTACTCGCGTTAAAACACGCTCAACAATTCAATTACGATTGGGCAAAGGAGATTTATAACGAATTGCCGGAAATTGAGGGCGGTATTTATAAAGTGACTCTCCCGTTTTCTCATTTTAAATATGAGAGATTATTTGACGTGAATGGAGGAACGACTCCTTTGAAAATACAATGGGGATATTCGGCAAACGATAATTTTAACGCAGCAACGGGACATTATGAGGCCGAACTTGGAAAACCACTTTTATTTTATCCTATATTAGTAACCGGAGTTCCGAATTTTTCGTGGAGGCCGACAACATCAAGTCACGAAAATATTACCTCTTATATTGCGCCGTCAAATTCTCGAAGTTTTGATCCGGCCGTAAGTACTTCAAATATTAATTTCAAAGCCGAGCTTAACGAGTGGACTTTTACAAATGAATTTACGGACACTCTATTTTTAAAATATTATCAGGATTACATTTTGCAAGTTTTCAATCCTAAAAATAGACTGACAAAAATCAAAGCGATTTTGCCTTTGTCAATACTTTTAAATTATAAGTTAAATGATAGGTTTAAAATTGTGGATCGTCTTTTTAGAATAAATAAAATTACTACTAACTTAACAACCGGAGAGAGTGATATGGAACTCTTAAACGAATTATGATAAATAACATTTTAGAAATGCTCAAACACGCGGAGCAATACGAACACAATGAAATAATCGCAGCCGCCAAAGGAAAATTTGAATTAAAAAATAATTATTTACAACTCTTTAAAGACTTATTAAAATGGCGATTGAAAAAGTAATTGACATAAATATTGAAAGCAACGCGGATCAAGTTGTCGGAAGTTTACGCTCACAATTAAGAGAGGCACAAGCTGACGTCGCAGCGTTATCCGATAAATTTGGAGTTACTTCAAAAGAGGCAACCGATGCAGCAAAAAGAGCGGCCGAATTAAAAGACCGTATTGCTGACGCCAAAGCCTTAACGGATGCCTTTAATCCTGACGCTAAATTTAAGGCTTTGAGTTCGTCTTTGGCTGGAGTTGCCGGAGGTTTTGCAGCGTTACAAGGTGCGCAAACATTATTCGGTACTCAATCCAAAGAAGTAGAGCAAACACTTTTAAAAGTTCAATCCGCAATGGCCTTGTCTCAAGGATTGCAAACAATTGGAGAGAGCGTTGACTCATTCAAACAGTTGGCAGCGGTTGCAAAATCATACACAATAGTCCAAAAATTAGTCACTGCCGGTCAATGGTTATGGAATGCGGCTATAATGGCAAACCCTATCGGAGCAATTGTGGCCGGAATTGTCGCTTTAATTGCTGCCGGAGTTGCTTTAGTTAATTATTTTAAGGAAAGCTCAGCGGCAGCGGCTGCAAATACTAAGGCCGTTGACCAAAATAAAAAAGCCTTAGAGAGTCAATCCAAAACTTTGGAGCGTAACTCAAGCGAATTGCAGAAAAAACAAAATCAGGAGCTAGCAATGGCGAAAGCATCCGGAGCGAGTGCGGAGTCAATTAGAGCGTTGGAGTTGAAATTGATTGACGAGAAAATTGCTTACGAAAAATCAGGACGAGCGATTGCGTTTAATACCTACGAAAAAAATAAGAATTATTTAGCATCTTTAAAAGCTGCCGGAGCGGATGAGGAAGTAATTAAAAAACAACAGGAAACCACTAACAAAGCAATTTTAGATTATAATAAACAAAACCAAAACGTACAAAAAGCCTTTGACGAGAGAAGAGATATTCAAAGACGTCACCAGGTTGAAATTTTACAAGCTCAAACCAACCATAACAAAGAGATTGAGGATAAGAATAAACAAGCTGCGACAAAAGCAAAAGAAGACGCAGAGACCGCGAGAAAAAAAGCGATTGAGGATAAAAAGAAAAGAGACGAAGAGGATATCAAAGCTATTCAAGATTTAAATAAGTCTCAAGCCGATGCAGAAAAAAGAAGACAAGACGACGCGCAAAAGATAATTGATGACTTAGCTCAAAAACAAGAAACTCCAACTCAAAAACTTCAAAGAGAATTTGAAGAGAAAAAAGCAATTTTAGAGGCGGCCGGTCAAAGTACTTTTGAGCTTGAAATGCAGCATCTCGCTGACTTAGAAAATTTGGATGCTGAGGGCAAAGCTAAAAAGAAAAAATCAGACGAAGAGCAAGGAGCTGCCGAAGTTGAAATCGCTAAGAAAACAGCCGCAGCAAAGCAAGCCTTATTTGCAAAGACTTCGGAAACCTTAAGCAAAGGAGCTGATTTATTGGGTAAAAATACGGCAGCCGGAAAGGCAATGGCAGCGGCAGCCGCTTTAATAAATACCTATCAGGGTATTACGGCGGAACTTGCAACCAAAACCGTCACTCCTTTTGAAATTGGATTGAAAATTGCCAACGTGGCTATTATCGCTGCGACAGGATTTAAAGCGGTGCAAGACATTGTCTCAGTTCAAATTCCTGGCGGAGGTGGTGGCGGTGGAGGTAGCGCGCCAAGTGGTAGCGCTCCGAGTATGACAGCGCCAAGTTTTAATACAGTTGGCTCAAGCTCAACAAATCAAATCGCTCAAACTTTGGGGCAGCAATCTCAAACTCCAATAAGGAGCTATGTCGTTTCAAGTGACGTTACAACCGCTCAGGCTTTGGATCGAAATGTAATAACAAACGCGTCAATCGGAGGTTAAATATTTGATATTAAAATATCAAAAATGAAAAAAAGTTTATAACAAAACAATAAAAAAAAGTTATAGTAATATGGAGACTTACAAAGTTTTATTTAACGAAGAGGAAAACGAGGGGGTTTATGCTGTCTCTTTGGTTTCCGATCCAGCGATAGGGGTTAATTTTATAACACTATCAAAACAAAAAGAAATCAAACTTGCAACCGTAAACGAGGAGCAAAGGATTTTAATGGGTGCGATATTAATTCCAAACCAACCGATTTATAGAAATGTAGACGGCCATGAATTTAATATCGTTTTTCCAAAAGAAACGATTAAACAAGTTCAACAAAATTTTGCCTTAAAAGGTTATCAAAATAATTCAACTATTGAACACTCGGGAGAGCAAATTCAAAACGTGACATTTGTTGAAAGTTGGATTAAAGAGGATGAGGTACACGATAAGTCAGTTCATTACGGATTTAACGAAGAGGTTGGATCGTGGTTTGGATTAATGAAAATTAATAACGACGAGATTTGGAACGACTACGTTAAGACTGGTAAAGTCAAAGGATTTTCGATTGACGGAGTCTTTGATATGGAAAAAGTAAATTTAAAAACAGAAATCAATATGAATTTAGAGAGTATCGTTAACGCGATAAAAGACGGTTTCGCATCGGTAAAATTAACGAGCGAAGTTGAGCAAGTTGAGGTTGTTATTGCAATGGCTACAATGATGCTAAAAGATGGTGTTACTATTTTAGAGGCTGAGTCTTTTGAGGCTGGGCAAGCGGTTTTTATCGTTGCTGAAAATGGTGACAAAGTTGCTGCTCCAATTGGAGAGCATGAACTTGAAGACGGAAAAATTTTAGTAATCACCGAAGAGGGTTTAATTGCTGAAATTAAAGAGGCAATGGTTGAGGAAGTTGAAACTCCAGAGGCTGAGGTTGAGGTTGAGGTTGCAATGACTACTGAGGAAATGATAAAAGCTATCGTTACCAATATGAGCGTTGAAGTTTCAAAACAAATCGAGGCAATTCGCACAGAGTTAAGCGCTCAAATTGCTGAGGTTAAAACTACTCAAGTTGAGGTGAAAGCGTCAACAAAAGCAAAGCCGGAAGTTGCTCAAACTTTAAACAAAAACGTGAAACTTACGAGATCACAAAAAATACTAAATAACTTAAAAAATTAAATTTTAAAAAATGGCTACAACTACAACTGTATCATCGAACTACAACGGAACGGCTGCCGGTGCAATTATCGGTCAAGCATTCAAAACGATTGACACAATCGAAAAAAATGCGGTTACTATCGCTGAAAATGTAAACTTTAAATTGTCTTTGCGTAAAATCGCTTACACAGACGGGACTACTGCATACACTTGCGGATTTGCTCCAGCTGGGACTATCGTATTAAACGAAAACACTATCGAGCCTTTCAAATTCAAAAATGATTTTGATGTTTGTAAAGAAGATTTCAGACAGACTTGGTCTGACGGAATTATGGGAGCATCGGCTTCAAACACTACAGCACCAAGCGATATTATGGACGCAATCCAAGCGGAAGTTTTAGGAGCAATTGGTGAGAAATTAGAAACCGATATGTGGCAATCGTCTACTAACTTTGACGGTTGGTTGACTTTATTCGCTGACGATGCTGACGTTAACAAGCCAACTGCTGACGCTGCGGTTACTGAGGCTAACGTATTGACTAAATATTTAAAACCAGCTTTAAACGCTGTGCCAATTGCTTTGAGAAATAAAGAGTTAATTGTTGCGGTTTCTCCGGACGTTGCTCAGGCTTACGCTTTTTACTTATCTACACAAGGTATCACTTATGGTATGGGTAACACTGACTTTCCATTAGCTTTTGGACGTCACACGTTAACTGTATTAAACGGATTGCCAGCTAACTCAGTTGTTATCTACGAGCGTAAAAACTTAGTTTTCGCTACAGGTTTAACAGCTGATTACAACCAAGTTGCTTTGGTAGACGAAGACGAAATCGGTTTATTGACTGGTAAAGTTAGAGGGAAAGTGGTTTACGCTGTAGGTGTTGGATATTACAACGCTGAGGAAATCGTTTGGTTATCTTTAGACTAATTAATTAACTATAAAACCGCTCATTAATTTGGGCGGTTTTTAATAAAAAAAATATACATATGTCATGTCTTATTAGCAAGGGAAAATTGCTTGGATGCAAGGATCAGCGTGGCGGTTATAAAAACTTATACTTCGCCAATTTTGACGATTATGGTTTTGTTATAGCTGCTCACCAAGTTACAAGTTTGGGAACTTTGGACGAAGTATTTAAATACGAAGTAAAAGCTACCACAAATACATTAACAGAAACCGGAACAAGTTCACAAGATAACGGAACATTTTTAAACGCTCAATCGTTAGCGGTTACACTTCCAAAATTATCGGCTGACTTACAAGGTCAAATTCAATTAATTTGCGCGTCTCGTCCTTACGTTTTCGTTGAGGATTACAATGGAAATATTCTTTTAGTTGGTGCAGCTAACGGAACGATGTCAAATTGCACAAAAGTAACCGGAGGAGCTGGAGCGGATTTATCAGGTTTCACTTTGACGATTGCTGCTGAAGAGAGCAATTTAAGTCCATTTTTGGACTCAGCAACTAAGAGCGCTTTATACGCTATAGTTAGCAATGCGGTTGTTTCCTAATTTTCTTTCATAGTTTGTTTAAAAAAAAGTCACTTCGGTGGCTTTTTTTGTTACAAAAAGGTTTTTTTTAGTTATATTAATATGTGGATATTTAATTTAACAGCGCCTTACCAATTCAAATGCATTCCTCGTTATTATAATGGAGGCGAATTGACGTTTTTTTTACGCGATGAGCTTAGAGATATAACTTATAATATTGAAATATTAAGCTCATTTTATCAAAATAACGTATTAATATTAAATTTTGACGAGCCAACTTTAAAAGAGGGGCAAAGTTTTGAGATTACAATCAATGAAAATGATATTTTAATATATAGAGGCAAGGCTTTTGCAACCGCTCAAACCGACCTTGAGAATTTTGAACTCAACAAAGGAGTTTTAAAAGTATAAATTTATGGAAAAATTACAAATTATAAACCTATCAAACTACATTCGCCCAGAGATTAAAGAGGTGAGCGGTAAAAAATGGGTTTTGAATGGAGATAAAAATAGCTTTTATCAAATTATTATTGACGCTTATAACGGATCGCCAACCAACTCGGCGATAATTGACTCTTATAGTCAGTTTATTTATGGTAAGGGATTAACCTCAGACGACAAAGCAAAAAAGCCAAGCGAGTGGGCGGCGATTATGTCGTTACTTTCAAAAAAAGATTTGCGCAGAATATGCAAAGATTTTCAAATGTTTGGTGAGGCGTCTATTGAAATAAAATATATCAATAATAAAATACAACGCTGTTTTCATATTGCAAAACAAAGGATTGCTCCGGAGGTTGCAAATGAAGAGGGAGATATTACAGGCTATTGGTATAGTTATGATTTCGCAAATGTAAATAAATACAAGCCGGAGCGTTTCGACGCTTTTGGTTTTGGTGAGGGCTTAGGCGAACGCTCTGAGATTTACATTTTTAGGGATTATCAGGTAGGGCAATTTTATTACAGCAATCCAAGTTACGTCTCAGGGATTTCGTGGGCGCGTATGGAGGAGGAAATAAGTAATTATTCAATCAATCACATTCAAAAGGGATTGTCATTCGGTCATATTATAAATATGAACTGCGGAATACAGGAAAGCGCCGAGACAATTCAAGAGAATACAAGACAAATTCGTAACCACTTAACCGGATCACAAAACGCCGGAGCATTCTTTTTAAATTGGAACGATAACAAAGATAGCGAGATTACAATTTCGGCCTTAGAAGTATCGGACGCTCACCAACAATATGCTTATTTAAGTACTGAGGCGAGACAACAACTTTGCACAGCTCACAAATTAACGTCTCCGATGTTAGTAGGTATAAAAGAGGCGAACGGTTTTAGTTCAAACGCTGAAGAGATAAAAGTTGGTTTTGCTGAGTTAATGATTAATGTAATTCGTCCAAAACAGGAAATAATTTTAGACGGTTTAATGGAAGTTTTTGCCGTTAAC